CCTTTCGCGAAAACGCACTGAGTTTGCGAGCCCCCGCCACCCCTTAACAAGCAACTAATCAACAATATATGCAAAACGAAAAAGACAAACGAGGCGGCACCGCATTGGCGTGGCTGATTCTACTCAGCGCTCCCACTGGGCTGATGCTTTTGGCTTTCTACCTACTGGGCTGGAAGTTCATGGCTGTCTCGGCTCTAGCCTGCGCTTGGATCGCGGCGACCGCATGGGCTGCCAATCGACTATCAAAAAGTTATCTGGATTTCGCCCAGCGTAAGCACACCACGTCTCCACGCTTCGGTGAGAGGAGGGCCGAATAGTGGGCACCCGCGGACCAATCGGAAACAGCGGACGCCAGTCGATCCAGTACACTGCCGGCCGGCCCAAGGCGCCGGCGTGGCTGTCGGAAGACGGGCGGCGCGAGTACGTGCGGGCGGCTCGGTTGATGGGCGACACGCTCACGCTGGCCGACATGGCGACACTGGCCATGTACGCCGAGGCTTACGCCGACTTCGCCCGGCTCACCATCGAGATCCGAAAAGAGGGCGTGACCGTGGTGCTGACCAACGGCGTTGTCGCGAGCAACGCGAAGTGCGCCCAGCGCGACGCGGCCGCGAAGCGCATGCAGTCCGCGGCGGCGAAGCTTGGCTTTTCTCCCGTCGATCGCGCTCGAGTGCCGGCCAACACCAAGACGACGAAGGACGAGTTTGACGCGTTCGTGAAATGATGGACGACCCGGTAACAGCCTACGCGAAGCACGTGGTCAGCGGCGGCCGGATCGGCTGCAAGTACGAGGTGCTCGCGTGCCAGCGTCACCTCGACGACCTGGCCGCGGGGGAATACTTCTTCGACGAGGCCGCGGCTCGAGCCGCGATCGGGATCTTCCCGAAGCTGCGGCACTACAAGGGCAAGTTTGCCGGCCAGCCGTTCACGCTTCACCCATCGCAGGAGTTCATTGTCGGCTCCATCTACGGCTGGCGCATGAAGGCGGGCGGCGTGCGGCGCTTCACATCGGCTTACGTGGAGATGCCACGAAAGAACGGGAAGACTACGCTGTCGGCCGGCATCGGCGTGCTCGGGCTGCTCGAGGAGCGAGGCGCGGAGGTGTACTCGGTCGCAACCAAGGAGGACCAGGCGAAGATCGGATGGAAGGACGGCCGCGCGATGATCAAGGCGAGCGACTCGCTCAAGGCGAGGTTTGCTCTGCGCGTGAAAGAGATTCGCTGGGACGATCGAGACTCCGTTTGGAAGCCGCTGGGATCCGACTCCGAGACCCTCGACGGCCTCAATCCTTCGCTGGCTCTGATCGACGAGCTCCATGCGTGGACCAATCGCGATCTGTTCGACGTCATCGAGGACGGCATGGGCGCCCGCGAGCAGCCGCTGATTTTCATCATCACGACGGCCGGCGTCATCCAGGATGGAATCTGCATGGAGCGCCGCACACTGGTGATCGAGGTGCTCGAGAAGCGCATCGTCAACGGACGCGTCTTCGGAATCATCTTTTCGGCCGACAAAGGCGACGATCCGCACTCGCCCGCGACCTGGCACAAGGCCAATCCCCTGCTCGGGGAGGCGAAGAACGTGGATTTCATGGCCGAGCAGTCGCGGCTTGCCCAGCAATCGCCCGGAAAGCTCAACACGTTTCTCACGAAACAGCTGAACATCTGGGTGCAGCAGGCGGAGCGGTGGCTAGATCTCGACCAGTGGGATGCGTGTCGCGGCGTCGCTGAGACATCGGCGGGCGTGCAGTGCTCCGGCGGCCTCGATCTCTCGACCACAACCGACCTTGCAGCACTGTGCCGGGTCTTCCGTGATGGCGACCGGCGCGTGATGCGCTGGGTCTTCTGGGTGCCGGAGGATGCGATGCGCGAACGGGTCAAGCGCGACCGCGTGCCTTACGATGTCTGGATCCGGCGTGGGCTTATCCGCGTGACGCCGGGGAACGTCGTCGATTACAACTACATCCAGGCCGACATCCTTGCGATGCACGCCGAGAATCCGTTCAGCGGTCTGGCCTACGACCCGTGGAACGCAACGCAGATCGCCACCAACCTCCAAGGTGCAGGCGTCCCGATGATCTCATTCCGGCAGGGCTACGCTTCAATGTCGCCCGCCGCGAAAGAGTTTGAGAAGCGCATTGCCCGCAAGGACGTGCTGCACGATGGCAACGAGGTGGTTCGATGGATGATCGGCCACGTCGCGAAAGAGGAGGACGCGGCCGGCAACATCAAGCCGAGCAAGAAGCGCAGCCGTGAACGTATCGACGGCGTGGTTGCGGCGATCATGGCCACCGGGCATGATATGGTCGCGGCGCACCAGCAGTCTGGCGGATTTGATTTCGCATAATTTCAAAATGACCACCCAAGCCGAACTCCGCTTGTCTCCAAAGGAATTGTCATCAGCCCTTCAGCAGGTCTATGGAATCCGACGAACGCCGTCGTATGTTCGGGCCATCCGGAAATACACCTTGGCCCGCGGCGAGACGCTCTTCGTGGCCGACTGCGCCCGCGTATCCGATCTGTACGAGTGGCTGAAGACCAACCCCGGATTCTCCCGCTCCATGGCGCGCGCGCCGGCCGCCAACCCCGGAATCGGTTTCGTTTAGTGCCATCCGGTATCATCCGGTGACAAACGGTGTCATCGCGACGTTTGCCAGTCGCGTGCACGCGCGCGCGTATCAGGCGTGGGCAAAACGCGCACCGCCACCGACCTGCTCAACGCCGACGAGGCGAGGGCATTGCGCGCCGATGGACACCGGGCCCGCGAGCAGAGGAACAGCATCAAGGTACCGTCGGCTGAACTGCTGGCCGCCATATCCGGCGGAGTCGTCGCCGCGAGCGGTGCCTCCGTGACGGAGACCAGCGCCTCGACGATCCCGACCTTTCTCGCCTGCGTCGGTATGCTGTCGGACATGCTGGGCGCCCTCCCCTGCAAGCTGTACCGCAAGACCGCCGATGGCCGGGAGGAGCAGAGCGATCACCCGGCGCACGGGCTAATCTCGTCGATGCCGGGCGAATTGCACACGTCGTTCGAACTGCGCAGGCTCGCTCAGGCCGGCTGCGGCTTCGGTGGCAACGGGTACATTCGTGTCTGGCGCGACTCATTCTTTCAGCCCGGCGAGCTGCAGTGGCTGCGGCCCATCGATGTGCGGCCCGAACTCTGGAAAATGCCCGATGGCCGGCGCCGGGTTCGATACCAGATCGATGGAGTCAAGGGCCTGTTGTCCCGGACCGACATCGTCCACGTGCAGGCCCTTTCGACCGACGGGCTCGTTGGCATCAGCCCGCTGCGCGCCCTGCGTGAGAGCCTCGGATTGTCGCTCACCCAGCGCCAGCAGGCCGGGAAGATCTACGCGAACGGCGCCCGGTTCCCCGGATTCCTGACTGCGCCTCCCACCCTGACCAAGCCGCAGGTCGATGACTCGCGCAAGGAGTGGACCGAGAAACAGGCGGGCGCCGAGAATGCTGGCAAGACCCCGATCTTGTGGGGCGGTTGGAGCTACACGGCCACGAACGGGATGAGTATGCAGGACGCTGAGTTCTTGGAGTCGCGGAAGTTCGAACGGTCGGAGATCGCCACGCTCTTCCGCCTGCCCGAGGTGCTGCTCGGCAACTCCGACAAAGCATCCTCGTGGGGCACCGGCATCGAGACGCTCACCAACGGATTCCTGGCGCTGACGCTCAACCCGTGGCTCGTGAACTGGGAGCAGTCATTGGCCTTCACGCTCCTCACCGAAGAGGAGCGGCGTGCCGGGTTCTACTTCCGTTTCACGCGTGAGGCCCTCCTGCAGATCGCCAAGGAAGCGCAAGCGAAGTTCTTCCGCGAGATGCGCGACATCGGCGTGTACTCGGTCAACGACGTGCGCGCGAAGCTCGAAGAGAACGACCTGCCCGACGCGATCGGCGACAACTACCGGCTGCCATTCAACGGCAGCGGCGGCACCCCGGCCACAACCCAGAACGCCCCGGAACCAACTCCAACCCGATGAAGACCGAAATCCCGAAGCTCCCGCCAGTCGAACGCCGATTCACCCAGGGCGTCGTCGAGATCCGCGTCGGCAAGGCCGAAGGCGAAGAGAAGCGCGTGCGTGGCTACGCGGCCACGTTCGGCAAACGCTCCCAGAACCTCGGCTTCGGATCGTTCGAGTTCTACGAGATCATCGAGCGCGGAGCATTCGAAGAAGTGCTGAAGGACGACGTCCGGGCCCTGTTCAATCATGACCCGAACCTGATCCTCGCCCGTTCCAAGAACGGCGAAGGCACTCTCACGCTGGGCACGGACGACGTCGGCCTGTGGTACGAGTTTACCCCGCCCGACACCACGACCGGGCGCGACCTGAAGACGTCGATCGCCCGCGGCGACATCGATCAGTCGTCGTTCGCATTCACCATGGGCAAGGAGGGGCAGAAGTGGGAGGAGACACGGGATGGCGAGAAGACGATCGTCGTCCGCACGATCTCGAAGATCCAGCGCTTGTACGACGTCTCCCCGGTCACGTATCCGGCCTACCTCGACGCCACGGTCGGCATGCGGGCGCTCGAACAGTTCCGCGAGATCAACCCGCAGCCTCCGACTCCGGAACCTGAAGTCACTTTTCCCACGCGCAGCCAATGGGCGGCTCGCTTGGGCATTCGCTAACCCGCCCAAAACCCGCAGGAACATCATGAACAGACTCAAAGATCTGCAAGAAAAGCGGGGCGCGAAGCTGAAAGAAGCTGCCGCCCTGATTGACAAAGCCACCGCTGAAAAGCGCGAACTGACCGCCGCCGAAAACCAGACGCTCGCGACCCTCCACGGCGAGACCGAGAACCTGGCCACCGGCATCTTGAACGAGACCCGCCAGTTGGCCCTCTCCGGCCAGCGTTTGCCCTCCCTCTCCGAACAGGAGAAGCGGGACATCGGCAGTTTCGACTTCCAGAAGCTGCTCCGTCACATGCACGCGAACGCTCGCGGCGTGAACATCGGCGCTCTCGACGGCATCGAGGCCGAGATGATCCAGGAGGGCGAGAAGGAAGCCCGCGACTCTGGCGTCCGTCCCAATGGTCTCGTCCTTCCGCGTATCCTCGTTCGGCGCAACCCGCTGGGCGGCGTCGAGCGCCGCGATCTGACCGCGACCGGCCAGACCTCGGTCGCCGGCGATCAGGGCGGCATGACGATCGCGACCCAGAAGGCTGGCCTGCTCGATGACTTCTACAACGCGAGCGTGATCCGCACCGCCGGAGCTACGGTGCTGGAAGGTCTGGTCGGCAATCTCGACCTGCCGCGTTTGATTGCCGGTACAGCCCCCGCGAAGAAGGCTGAAAACGCCAACGCCGACGAGACGAGCCCGACGACCGCGATGCTCTCGCTTTCGCCGAAGCGCCTCCCGGCCTACGTGGACATCTCGGAGCGACTGCTCGCGCAGTCCTCGTCTGCGATCGAGGCGGTCCTTCGCCGCAACTTGACCGCCCAGATGTCCGCGATCCAGGAGGCCGCGTTCTTCCACGGTGGCGGCTCCGACGAAGCCAACGGCATCGCTGGAACGGCTGGCATCGGCAGCGTCGCGGGTGGCACCAACGGTCTTGCGCCGACGTGGGCGCATCTGGTCGGACTGGAAACAGCCGTTGACACGCAAAATGCCCTCCTCGGGAACCTGCGATACATCTCGAACGGCCAGATCCGAGGCAAACTCAAGACGACCCCCAAGGTCGCCTCGACTGACTCGATGATGATCCTGGACGACCGTGCCGGCGGCTTGCTCAACGGCTACAGTCCTCTCTGGACGAATGCCGTCAGCCGCACGCTGACCAAGGGCACCAGCTCCGGCGTGTGCTCGGCGATCTTCTTCGGGAACTTCTCCGACTACTACGTTGGCTACTGGTCCGGCGTCTCGCTGGAGATGATCCGCGACAAGGCCAACGCGATCGCCGGTCTCTACACGCTCGTGGCTTCGGCCTACTACGACGGCGGCGTCGTGCGGTCGAAGTCCTTCGCCGCGATGCTCGACGCCCTCGGCGCGTAAGCTCGGAACCTCCACACCGTGCGCCAGCTCCGCAAGTTGACCGACACTCCCTCCGAGCAGTTCTTGCTCGAGACAGCACTGTCGCACCTGCGGGTCACGAACGGGGAAGAGGTTCCTTTGGTTCTACAGTACCTGTCGGCCGCTCGCGAAGTTGTCGAGCGGCTGACAGGTCGTGCTCTGCTGACGCAGACGTACGAACTCGCGGTGCCGGATTGGGGCGACTCCGAGATCATCTCGCTGGACCGCAATCCGGTATCCGCGATCACTTCGGTCAAATACTACGATGCGAACGACGCCGACCAGACGCTCGTGTCGACCAACTACCTGCTGCACACAGCCGAAGACGCCGCAGCGGTCCTGACTTTCCGCAGCACGTTCTCGCCCCCCACGCTTGCCGAGCGGCACGATGCCGTGCGGGTCTCGTTCACTGCGGGCAATGCGAACTGGTCTCTGGTGCCCTACAGTCAACGCCAGGCCATCCTCTTTCTCGCGGCGCACCTCTACGAGCTGCGCACGCCGATCAACATCGGGAACATCGTGAATGATATTCCGATGACGCTGACCAGCCTGATCACCATGAACCGCATCGGAGGCTTCATCGGATGAGCGTGCCGACGATCACCACCACTGTCCTGGCCTGCACGCGGGGCGACACTGCATCGTGGGACTTCACCGTCTTGGATCAGGCAGGCGCGGCAGTGAATCTCACCGGTAGCTCTGCGCTTTTCACCGTGCGCGATACCGACGCAGTCGCGCAGACGACCGACGCCGACGCGGTGCTGCAAGCCTCCACGGCAACCGAGATCACCTATCCGACGCCTGCATCCGGCATCGGTCGGCTCGTTCTCTCGCCGACGCAGACGCGTCAGCTCTCGCCGCGCTCCTACCTCTTCGACCTGCAGATCAAAGACGGCAGCGGCAACACCTACACCGCGGCGAAGGGCGTGATTCTCGTACAGAACGAGCAGACGCGCACGACCTGACCCATGAACGCGATCTTCACCGCTCGTCAGTGGACCGCGACCTTCACGGCGCGGACGGAATTCAACCGCATCCCGGCCACGTGGGACGCGCTGGTTTTGACGTGGGATGAGTACAACTACCTGACGTGGGACCAGATGACCACCTGAGCCATGGCAACCATTCAAAACATCCCCGGCAACGAGGCGCCTGCAACGAGTCGCGCCAAGATCAACAGCAATTTCACGGCCGTAAATGACGAGGTCGTTGCGGCCACGTCCGCTGTGGCCGGGAAGGAGGACTCTGGGACTGCGGCCGCCGCCGTTGCTGCCCACGTCGCAGCGGGAGATCCGCACACGCAGTACGCACCCAAAGCGGACGCCCCCCTCACCGGCAACACCACGTTCGAGCGGATGTCGGCGTTGATCCACGACCACGGGAACGTCGCGAGCGGCACGCTTACACTGCACGCCGTGCGCGCGGTCCAGAAGGCGACGCTCACCGGAACGTCAATGACTGTGGCTTTCCCGGCGGGCGATCCTCGCGTCCAGCAGGTGCTCTTCCTGGTCTCCACCAATGGGTCGGACGGAACGGTCGCCATCCCGTCGAGCCGCTCATTCAACCAGGGGGCGGTCATCGATTCGATCACCGTCCCTGGCAACGGGGCTGTTTGCCTCACGTGGTTCCACGACGGATCGACGTACTGGCTCCTTGGTGACTATGTCTCGCCGGCCCAGCTGAAGACGATCTTGGCGATCGGGCTTTCCGACGTGGTTGGGCTGGTCGCCGCGCTGGCGGCAAAGGCTTCAACCGCCTATGTCGATGCGGCTGTGGCGGGCGCCGGCGGCGGCGTCCCCGAGGGGATTACCGCTTTGTGGCCCCGAGCGAGCGCCGGTTCGATTCCTGCCGGCTGGCGGGAGGACGGCGTGGAGGCCGACATCGGCGGGAAAATGCAGATCGTCCGGGATACCGCGGCTCCGGCGGTCTCTGGCGTTTCGTCAAGCAAGACCAACGGCACCTACGGTGTCGGCGAGGTCATCGCCCTTCAGGTCACCTTCTCCAAGGCAGTCACGGTCACTGGCACGCCGCAGCTCACCATCGAAACCGGAACGACGGACCGGGTCATTCCCTACGCCTCCGGCACGGGTACGAGCATCCTCACCTTCAATTACACGGTGCAGGCCGGCGACGTTTCGCCCGATCTCGACTACACCTCGACCAGCGCGTTGGCGCTGAACGGCGGCACGATCAAGAGCCTGGCCGGCGTGGATGCCGTCCTCACGCTGCCCGCGCCTGGGGCGACCGGTTCGCTTGGCGCAAACAAGGCTCTCGTCATCGACGGCGTGGTGCCTACCTACACGAGCTCGGCGATCCCGACAGGGGGTACGACACTGGTCGACACGTTCTCGAAGAATGTCGTCATCGGCGGGGGCGGCAGCGGCGGCCGCACGATCACCCTGTCGGGTGGGGCGGTCACGCTGTCTTCGCCGGTTGCTTCGACCAACACCATCACGTGGACCCTGTCCCGTACGGTCAATGCGGGCGAGACGTGCTCGGCGAACGCTTACACGCAGCCCGGCGACGGCATCCAGGACGCGGCGGGCAACGACCTTGCGACCTTCACCGGCCGTCAGGCGGACGTTACTAACAACTCGACGGTGTCCGGGTACGACATTCTGTCCGAGAACTGCGAAGGCACCGGCACCCCGGCGGACTGGACTGATGTTGGTGGCGCAGTCAACTGGGACTACACTACCGTGGTTCTGGAAGGGACGCACTCGCTACGGATTAGCTCTGGGTCTACGCAAAAAACGGTCGGTACTCGCACTACTTCTCATTGGGGTATGCTGATCCAGCTCAGCAGCTACCCGGCCAGCACCGCTACCGCATGGGGCGTTCGTGCAGCTGATCAGACGCCCCGCGCGCTGTTTCGCGTTAACACCTCGGGGCAGGTGGCCGTGTACACTAACAACGGGACCGCTGCTGATTCTGCCTTCACGACCGACGCGATTCCGCTCAATACGCCTATCTGGTGTTTCCTGACTCACGTGGAGAACGGTACTTCAACGGCTGCGTGGTCGACTGACGGGTCTAAACCGACGAGCGGCTCCAAGTTCGCCTCGCGCACTTCAACAGCGGGCACTGTCGGGATGATCACAATCGGCGCTTCTGGCTTCACCTACGACAAGATCCGAGGCTCTACCAGCCCGATCCCGGCCAACTTCTCCTAAGCCATGGCCGTTATTACCCTTCCGGCACCGCGCCGCACCAACTGGGCTCCGGGCACTCGCACCGGAGTGGTGGGTGGCATTTACCAGTACCGACCCGGCGGCGCAAACCAGCGCGTTACACAGGTCAACGTCGTCACGTACGGCGCGGACCCGACCGGCGTCGCTGACTCGGGCCCAGCTATCCGGCTGGCCATTGCCGCGTGTGCTACGGGTCAGGTGGTCTGGTTCCCGGCAGGGCTCTACCTCATCGCATCGTCGATCAGCGTACCCGTGGCGAAAAAGAATATCACGTTTCGTGGGGAGGGTATCGGTCTGTCCAAGTTGGTAATTCAGGGGAATGTCACTATCGGCACGGGATCTAACTCCGACTATCAGTGGCTCTACCCTTCGAGTAACAATCAGATCACGGGCGGGCTGGTCCAAGGAGCAACGGAACTCACCATTGCTTCGACCGCGGCTTTTTCCGTAGGGCAGCTGATCAGTCTTCAGATTGAAAATGAGGCGGACGATGCCCAGATCATGGCAGGTGCAGCGCCCAATTTCTCTGTTGCCGGGTTCGCTCAGACCCGTCGTCCCAAGCACCGCGTCGTTTCTAAGACGGCCACGACGCTTACCATCGAGCCCCCTATCTATTTCCCGGTACGCGCGGGACTGTCGGTTCTCGTGAAAGCTGCACAGCTTCAGGGCGAAGGCGTAGGCTGGGAGGATCTGGAGATCGACTGCGCACTTTGCACGAACGCTTTTCCGTTTTCGTTCGCACAGTGTGTGAACTGCTGGGTTTATCGGGTGAAGGTAACCACCACAGCCAATTACCATATTGGTATTGATAGCTGTCTCCACATGGAGGTCCGCCAATGCTGGCTCGACGGACGACGCTCAGGCGGCACCAATGGTGCTGCGCTTCTGTACGCTGCGTCCTCCGCGGGTCTTGTGGAGCATACGGTTCTGGCCCGCAACTTCCCGTGCGTTGAGGTCAACTTTGGGTCTTGTGGGAATGCGTTCGTTCACAGTGTGTTAGAGCGGCAAGCGGGCGTCAGCGGCGGGATGATAAATTCCAACCACGCC